CCAACCGGATCTCGGCCCTCTGGCTCCTGAGACCTGACAGGGTTTCCATTCTTCCGGAGGATCGGGGAGCGAGTTCATACAGCTACGAAATCAATGGCAAGGAGTATGAGATCCCTGCCTCGGATATTGCCCACCTTTCATTGCCCAATCCTTCGGGCGACGTCTACGGGTTATCCCCTCTTCATGTCCTGGCCAAGACGGTTAACCTGGACACCCTTATGACCGATTTCGCCAAGACCTATTTCAACAATGCGGGGGTTCCGAGCGGACTGCTCAAGATCAAGAGAAGGCTGACATCCCAGGAGGAGGCAAGCCGTATCCGCTCCAGGTGGAGGTCTACCTTCGGAGGCCCAAGTAATATGCACCAGGTGGCAGTCCTGGATGACGATGCAGAATATCAGGCTATGGCCAGTGCGCCGAAGGATATGGCACTCACAGAGTTACACAACCTGACAGAGTCAAGGATATGCAGCGTCTTCGGGGTTCCTCCCATCCTCATATCCGCCAATGTGGGGCTCCAGAGATCGACATTTTCGAACTATCGGGAGGCGAGATTCAGCTTCCATTCCGAAACACTGGAACCTCTGATCAATAGATTCCTCCGATTTTTCAACTACTGCCTCGTCCCTGAGTTTCCGAATAGCGGGGAGGTCATGGTTGATCTGTCCGAAATGCGATCCTTCCTGGACGATAAGGACTCCGTTACAACCAGGGCAACAAACCTTTTCACAGCGGGAATTATCACCCTGAACGAGGCGAGGTCACTGGTTGGACAGGATGCTATTGATGACGGGGATGTTCGCAGGGTTCCGGTAAACATCATCGAGGATAACGCCCTTGAGGATGGCCCCGCCGCTCCCCTTGCTATCGAGGAGGGCATGGGGATCGACCAGATCAAGAGAGAGAGCCCCGTGGCCCCAGGGGCTGTACGGCTTCGCCGATCCCTGCTTGAGGACAGGGATGCACTGGTGGAGGATCTTGACAGAAGGATGCAGTCCTATCTGCGCCGGATAAAGAACCGGGCTGACGGTGTTATGGGCCGTTACATGGAACGGGACATAGAGCTTGAGGAGAAAGAGTTTCCCTTTGAGTGGGGTCAACTGGTTCCTGACGCAGAACTTGACGGGTTATCCAGTGCTTTACACGATTCATTTGTCAGGGTAACAAAACAGACATTCGGGCATATCAACGACTCAGGTGTCGCGGGGGTTATCGAATGGGCCGAGAATCTTCCGGCGGTGCAGATGGTTGTCTCCCAGGCCACCGCCAGGGCAACGATCATACACAGAACCACGAAGAAGGTTGTTCGTGAAACAGTGGAAACTGCCCTGACCAGGGGTTACTCGGTGGATATGTTAGCCAGGGGAGTTCCCAGGGATAAATTCCCCGGATTAAAAAGCATCCTGAATGAAACCAGGGTACGTGCCAGGCTGATTGCCAGAACCGAGGTGATGAGAGCCCAGAACCAGACCTCTGTTAATTTCTTCAGGGAGCAGGGTTTCCAGTTCGTCAGAGCTACTGATCCCGACGGTGATGAGGGCGACAACTATGTCGATCCGGGCGACCCGTATGGGAGAACCTGTATCGAAAGGGATGGCCAGGTTTACCACGTCGGGGATGCTATGGACATCCAGGATCACCCGAATGGAACCCTGTCCTGGCAACCGATGGACAGGAACTACAGACCCGCAACCCAGGAGGTATGACTTGAATCATAAGGAATCCATAACAGATATAAAGGTTCTTGATGCCACGGAGGGGATCGTGGAGGCGTTTGTGAACACTATGGGAGTGATAGACGCAGACGGGGATGTTATAGATCCGTCTGCCTTCGACAGCTCTATCGAAAACAATCTGCCCTTGCCCGTTCTCCAGGGTCATGATCAGTCCAAGGTCATCGGAAAGGTTATAGACGCGAAACCAGTGAGGATGCTTGGTGACGAGTACAAGCTACACGCCACCATGCAGATAAACATGGAAAAGGAGATCGGGCGTGATGCCTTCTCCGACATCCAGGGGGAGTATGTACAGCGTTGGTCGGTGGGTTTCAACCTTACACCGGACAATGTTGAGATGGAGAGAACGGTAGAGGGAGACACCATCAGAAGGATCAAGGAACTTGATCTGGTTGAGGTCTCCACTGTTATACGAGGGGCATCGCCGGATACGCTGACGATTGCCGCCAAATCAATCGAACCTGTAGAGCAAGAAGAAACCGCCTCGGACACGGAAGAACCCGTCTTTGACACGGAGCTTGCCAGGGCTCAACTGTCGCTAACAGAAACACGGTTGAGGTTAAAGATGCCGAAACGAAAGAAACCTAAATACTAGATCCGAGGAGGATTTGGAAATTGAATACAACAATAATGAGAGAACACGCCGAGGTTATTGCCAAACAGGCTTATGCCGCCCTTGAGAACGGGAACACGGAAGAGTTTATGAAACTCGAAGTTGCCGCCAGGGAGGAAATGGAAAAAGCCGAGGAGATTGACCAGGCATCCGTAAAGGCGATGGAGCTTAAATCCGATTTCGAGCAGACGACAAACACCATTCCTGTGGCGAGCAGTGATGTCGCGGTCTATGACGCGAATGACACAACCCGAAAGACGAAGGCTGATTACAGGCCCGCGTCCTGGGTAAAGGGTCTTCCCGCCGCCGCACAGCCACTCTGGGTTCAGGAGCAGATGGGAGATAACCAGAAAGACCATGCCCGCATCTACATGGATGCGTTCACCAAGTGGGCAACGACTCCCAGGGAGGAGATGTTCTGGAAGAGTGCAACGCCTGACGAAATCAAGGCAATGCAGGAGGACTCAGATGCCGAAGGAGGCTTCTTCGTCCCGGAAACGTTCCTAAACCAAATTGTGCACGACCCAGGAGTTCCCGGATCTACCCTGCGTCCTCTTTGCACCGTTATCAATGTCGCGTCCAAGGATGGATATGTCCCAACGATGGGGAGTGCGACCTGGGCGGCGGTAGCAGAGGAAGCCGCCTACAGCGACCAGACACCAACGGTTGGGCAGGTGGCTTTCAATATCGAAAAGTCTGGAGGATTGGTCAAGGTTACCCGCGAGCTGTTGGACGACTCGGCCATCAACCTTCCAAGCCTGTTAAGCCAGTTGTTCACGGAGTCATCCGGTAGGTTTGAAGACGTGGGAATAATCAGCGGAAACGGCACGACTCAATATGCCGGGATAATGGGTGCCAGTCCTTCCGATTACACGATGGCAAATGCCACTTCTGTGGTAGCCGCCGACCTGACTGGAATCTACTACACCCTTGAGGCTCAATTCCGATCGAACGCAAGTTGGGTTATGAAGTCTGCGATTGCCGGACTCATTACGAGTATCGCGTCAACAGCGGCAGGGGTTCATGCGATCCCAAGCCTCACCGCAGCTCCTTCAGATTTCATACTTGGTAGGCCAAATGTAATGGTCGACTCGGCTCACGGTCTTGGAGCCACTATTACTGCAACTGAGAGGATTGCCTTATTCGGTGACCTCCGGCAGTACTACATATTTAACAGAATGGGAATGACCATAAGGAGGAATGACAGCCTCTACATGGAAAATGACCAGGTGGGTTTTTTCGCCACCAGAAGGGGTGACGGGCAATTAACCCTTGCCGCCGCGTTCAAGATGTTGAGAGCCGCCGCAAGTTAGGCTGAATATTGAGCCCGATCAATTAATGGACTTCTAGGTCGGGCTCTCTGTCAGCGGGGAGGGTGGAATCTACGCTTCTTCCATCCTCCCCTTAAAAGGTGAAATTATGAAAGTGAAATGTATCAAGGGATTTACCCTGGCGGGAACGCTCTATGAGGAGGGCGGGGTGTACGAGATGCCCACGAAGGTCGCTACCGATTATGCCGAATACTTTGAGCGATCCGCTCCAAAGCCCAGGACAAAGAAAGCCAAAACCCAGGAGAACAAGTAGTGGCAACCCGTCACAGCTATGCCTCGACAGATGAGTTCAGAGACTACCTTGCCGGAACCTCATACAGCTCCGGTTGGACCAGTGACGCAAACATCCTGAGAAGGATCATGGAATCCTCATCAGGGAGAATCGACAACTATGTCGGAATGCAATCCTTCGGCCCTCGCACAGAAACGCATTATTACGACATAGGGAAGGGAACACTAAGGGAAACACCGCAACTCTCCGCTCCGGCCCTCTCAGGTGGTTCTATCGGGGTGTCTGATCGCCTCATAGCAGTGATTCCCCTGGATGATTGGCTTGTATCCCCGACAACTGTCACAAGCTACAAGGCAACGGACAGATCCAGTTCAGAAACTCTCACCCAGGGATATTCGGACGATTACTGGCTCGAACCCTACAATTCCTCGCCGAAAGTGAGATTAAAACTCAACGAGGATACGAGCAAGGGATTTCACTCCGGTCAACAGACCCTGTCCATCCTTGGCACCTGGGGATATTCCAACAATACTGAGAGCGTTACAACGGTTGACGCTGTTTCCTCAACCACCACAACCTCCGTCAGTGTCGGGAGTGCCTCAGATCTCTCCCCTGCCCAGACGATCCTGGTTAATTCGGAGCAGATGTATATAACTGGAATCAGTGGAAACACATTGACCCTGGAGCGAGGAGTTAACGGTACGACAGCCGCAACTCATTCCGGTGGAGACACGGCATACAGGTATCTCTATGACCCCCTGGTTGTTCAAGCCTGTCTGGATCTGTCCAAGATATATTTCCGTGACCGTGATATGGGAACGACTCTCACTATCGGCACCGGGGATACGGCAACCACGAGAAGCGAGGAGTCATCCTCGTCTGTTCTTTCTACCCTGGATCAATTCAGATCCACCACTCCGGTCTCCGAGGTTTACTTCTGATGCCGGACTCCAAGGTAACGATGAGTGGCCCTATCTTCACAGACGCGCCCAGGAAGCTCATACAGGCGGTTAATACCGCACTCAATGATATTGCAGTGGATGCCCAGGGCAGAGTCCGTGGCCAGTTGAAGAAGGGACACGGGAGAATCACCGGAACACTCCAGAGAAATATATTCGGATACCAGTACAAAGACCTTCACGCAGTGGTTGACGCAGGGCAGAAGAGCCTGGGTGCAAATCTCATATATTCATACTGGGTTGAAGGAGTAAGCACTCTCAATAAGAAAAGAGATTTCGAGGGTTACTTCATGTTTCGGAATGTAGCAAAGTGGCTTCAGAAGGGGCCAAAAGAGGTTGACGATTATTTCAGGCGGGCTCTCCTGGAGACTTTCAGATGAGCAGGTCGGGAGCCATCGACAGGATTGATGCCCTCCTGGCAACGGTATCAGATCCCGCTTTCACGGCGGTAATGAGAGGAGAACCCCTGTCAATCCCCGGAACACCCATGCTCGCGTTCTGGCTGACGGGAAGGGAAGACACCTCGATGACTCTTACCGATGTTTCGAGCACCACGAGCTTCACAGTCAGAGCATATCTAAGGATGCAGTCGAGCCAGGATGTACGGGAAAGCATCGAGCTTGATCTCTGGGACGCAATGGTAAACATCGACACGGCCCTCAGATCTGACGCGAATCTGGCAGGTAACGTGACGGACTCTGATGTAGGTGATTGCAATGTCGGGTATACGGAGATCGGGGGGGTTATCTACCGGACAGTCGATATCCCCTTTTCAGTGCAAATTTATGGCGAGATATCTATTACTCCATAGGAGATTGGTATGGCAAAAGAATCAGGATTGAATGTTCGGCTTTATGTGATGGGGTATGACCTGTCAGGGGATGCAAACGCCGTGGATTCTATGGGATATACCCAGAACCTTATGGAAACAACTCCCCTCAACAGTGCCGCCGCCACCAGGATTGTCGGGTTGGCTGACGGGGGATTGACCGTGAACGGTTATTTCGATAACGCCACAGGAAAAATTCATCCGACCTTCACATCGAATTCCGGGAAATTACCAACTGCCGACCAGGTAGTCCTCGTTCCAATGGGGGCATCTGTTGGAGACCCTTCAGTGGGGATATCGGCAAAGGAAGCGGACTACAACGTGAGCAGGTCATCAGGTTCGGCAATAACGGTATCGAGTTCTTTCAACGGCAACGGCATGGGGGGTGAGTTCGGCGTCATGCTGACTGCCCATGATGACACTCATTCATCTGCTAGCAGTGGGTCATCCGTTGACAATTCCGCATCTTCATCCAGTGGCGGGTCAGGTTATCTGCAAGCAATTTCTCTTGGTAGTGGTAGCGTAATCGTCAAAATTCAAGAAAGTACAAACGATTCGTCATGGACGGATTTGATGACATTTTCAACTGTTGGAACTTCTGATGTTTCGACAGCCGAAAGGCTTACGATGAGTGGAACTGTTGCCAGATATCTTAGGGTCACCTCAACGGGGACATTTTCCAATGCAAAAATAGCAGTCGGATTTTCAAGATTTTAGGAATTTTTTAGGAGGATTTTATGGCGAAGCAGTCGGGTTTAGGCGATTACATAGCGGTGGACGATAGCGGGGGGACCCCCAGAGATATATCGGATAACATCACGGGCTACGAGATTGGGAACACCCAGAATCTCCTGGACTCCACAACCATCTCCAAATCGGCTATGGAAAGGTTGATCGGGATTGGAGATCTTTCGATTTCGCTGTCGGGTATTTTTGACAAGGCGAGCAATAAATCTCACGACGTTTTCAAAACCAAGTCAGGGATAAGAACATTTACCCTGGCAGTTGGCGGTGACACGACAGGGTATCCAGAGTTGGAAGCGGAGTGCCTGGTTGCCGATTACAACCTCTCAAGGGGTAATGACGGCGGTTTGACATGGTCGGCAACTCTAACCCTTCAGAGCGGAACCGTTCCCACCTGGGGCACTGCCTCGTAATGGTAAAGGAGAAACAGGCTTTAACCTCTGTTCATTCTTTTATTGTTCAGAGGCGCGAGGCTCTGTTGACTTTCCCCCAGGGGCATCAGTTTGAAGGTGCGGAGATCCGTGCCAGGCTCGACGTTGATATTGCTACCTTCCTTGAGCTACAGAAGCTCGGGGAAGGTGCAAACACAGAGGAAACCAGAAACGGTTTTCGTAAATTCGGTGACGACATTATCCTGGAATGGAACCTGGCAGATGAAGACGCTCACAGCATCCCGTCCACCGGGGACGGGTTTCTTTCACTTCCACCCAATATATGCACGGCAATAATCAGCTCCTGGGCAGAAGAAGCGGCATCGTCGGGGGAAGGTTAGAGGCCGACATCCTGAAGTGGGTTCATGTCGGCGGGGGATCGGACAGGGATGGAAAACCCATAACAAAACCTCTGGCTCTGGAACAGGCAGAGTTAATTGACGGCATCTGCCAGAGGTATAGCGTTTTGCCGTCTGAATTATTGAGAGAGGATGTAAGTCTGTTGAAAACGCTCCACCTGGTAAGTCTTGGCACCAAGGAAACGAAATAGATGGCCAATGAAGTCAATATCCTTATCAACACGGACACCAAGGGGTCGGCTGAGAAATTTCAGAAGATCTCCAAGGCCGTTGCGGGTGTAAGCCTGGCCGTTGCCGGAGCGGGACTCGCGCTTGTCAAGATCGGTGACGATTTCACCAAGGCATCCAGGACTATCACGGCGGGAACGGGTGCAACAGGTAAAGAGCTTGAGGCGTTAAAACAGGAATTCAGGGATGTTGCGGTAGCAGTTCCCCAGGATTTCGATACAGTGGCAAAAGCCATTGCAGACGTTAAGACCGAACTTGATCTGTCCGGCGATTCACTGGAGCTAACCACAAAACGGTTCCTCGATCTCTCCCGTATCACTGGCACTGAGGTCGGGCCACTTATCAAACAGGTGTCCGACTCCATGGATATGTTTGGTGTCAGTTCGGATCAGGCGGCGGCCACTATGGACAGTTTCGCCAAGGCCTCCCAGATGACAGGGGTTCCAATCAGTCAGCTAACAAGCAGGGTAACCGAGTTCGGCCCCGTATTGAGGAACCTGGGCCTGGGCATGAATGACACCATTGCCCTGATGGGCCAACTTGAAGGGGCGGGCATCTCCGCATCGAGGGTGATGCCCGGATTGAATGCCGCTATGCGAAGGATGGCGGCATCCGGCACGACTGATATGTCAGAGGGTCTCCAGGAGGCCATGAGGAATATCAAGGGTGCCACCTCCGATACGGAAGCCCTGAATATGGCCACAGATCTATTCGGTGCCGAGGGCGCGCAGAGGATGAGTGTTGCCATAAGGGACGGCACGGTTGATATACAGGAAATGAGCGATACCCTGGCAAACTCCCAGGGAACCGTTAACGATATGAACGAGGGAACTCTCACAACCGGAGAGAGATTCAAGATGCTCGGTGACAGGGCAAAGATCGCCCTGGAGCCACTGGCCGGAATCATGGCGGCAATCGGGCCTATAGTGATAATCCTCCCCTCGATGGTTGCCGGAATCGCCGCTCTCTCCGGTATGATGAGCGGTCTTTCCCTTGCGACTATGGGGGCGGCAATCAAGACTGCGGCCCTCACGGTTGCTACGGGATTACAGACCGCCGCGAGTTGGCTTGGAACCGCCGCCGCCACCGCCCTCAACCTTGCCCTGTCTCCCATAGGGTTGATTATCATTGGAATCATTGCCGCGGTAGCGGCGGCAATCATCATCTGGAAGAACTGGGACAAGATTGTTGCAGTTCTCACAGAGACCTGGGAAAAACTCGATTCCTTCCTTTCGGATAAATTCCCCGCAACCTGGGCGTTCATCAAGGATTACATAAGCACTGTCATCGAATTCTGGAAAGAGATATTCCAGGGATTCGTCGCATTGTTTAAAGGTGATTGGGACGCGGCAATCGAACACTTCAAAGGGGCATTTTCCGTGGTGTTTGATTTCTTCAAAGAAATCTTCGCAAAAATATGGAGCTTCTTTGATGATTGGTTGACCAGTAAATTCGGCAGTGGGTGGGAATCGCTGAAAGGTATTGTTTCGGGAGTTGTTGATTTCGTCGGAGATTATTTTTCAGGGTTGTGGGAGGTAATTAAAGGAGTCTGGGACTTGATTGTCGGGATCTTCACCGGGGATCAAGACAAGATCAAGGAAGGGTTCAAGGGAATGGTCAACGGGATCATTGAGATGTTTAACGCCATGATCCGCATGGTGAATAAGATCGGTTTCAGTCTCCCTGATTGGCTCGGTGGAAAATCCTTCAGCCTTGATGTTCCGGAAATAGCTAAACTGGCAGAGGGTGGGATCGTAAACCGCCCAACGCTCGCCATGATAGGAGAAGGCGGGCCGGAGGCTGTTGTCCCTCTAAATCGCGGTTCTGGAGGCCTTGGTGGGGGTGTTACGGTCAATGTGATGATGCCAGAAGGCGGTACTGTCATTATGGATGATGAGCAGACCATGCAGAGGTTCAGCGATTTCATCACCAGGGAGATCCGACAGGTTCTCAGAACCCAGGCGGGTTTTTAATGGCAAAGGCTTATGTTCGGGTCATGGTGGATTGGGATAATAACGGTAATTTCACCGGAACGTATGACGACATCACAGACAACACCCGTTCCATGTCTTTCACTCATACCAGACAGGAATCCACCGACTACATGAACGGCTCAGTTCTCAATGTTCAATTGAACAACAATGACAACCTGTACTCTCCACCAAAAGAGTCAGGGGCACTATACGGAAACCTGACATCTGGCAAACCTATGGTTGCCAGAATGTGGTATCCCTACGACAATTTCACCGACTCCACTGGAACGAACTTAACAAGCCACACGGTTCCATATGACGCCGACTTCACCTGGACAGTTCCGACAGGAGCATTCAAATGTCACGCTGACGGATATGCGGAACTGACAACCGGGGCAACTTCCTACGGTGTTCTGGATCTGACTCTTTACGATGTCGAACTCTCAGCGGAAATAACCACCTCGGCAGGGTCTACGGCAAACCATGATGCAGGGATTATCTGCCGATACGTGGACACTAACAATTATCTTTTTGTAAGGACGGCCCTGGCATCGAACCAGATTGAGTTGAGGAAGGTTGTTGCAGGTGTTGATTCCTCTGTGGCATTTGCTTCCTACACTTGGGGGGTTTCCACCAAGAGGACCCTCATGGTCAGATGCCACGGTGACAGGATTTCGGTGTTCGTGGACGATGAGAAGGTGTTGCGGACTGCAACAGGTTCCACGAGTCTCGACATGGAGAAGGCAACCAAGCATGGAATTATCGCCTTCTCTTCTGCCACTGATGTGAAGTTCCACGATTTTGGGGGGTTCAGGCCATTATTCAAAGGAACCCTGAAGGAGATTCGCCCCAGGCCCTCATCTGGTATGCAGTATTGCTACCTCAAGGGTTACGACCTGTTTGAGGATTTGAAGCTGTCCCAGAACTTTGGATTTATCAATGACAATGAAGAACTAAAACTGGCAGGAGCATCGGGTACAGC